TCCTGTTTTTATTTTTTGTTATTATAAATTTTGGTTTATCCATTTCTTTTTTTTATAGTTTTTTTCTTGTTTTATTTTTTGAATTATGTATTTTATATTAAAGTATATATTCAGTTTATTTTAATTCTTTTTTTTGTATAATTAATTTGCTTAAGCAGGGGGTCGCTCCCTCTTTTTGCCTTATAGGCTTTTAAAAAAGAACCTTTACTTTTGTCAAGGTTCTTTTAAATAAGGTTGTTATCCTATGGATTTTGAAATTTTAATTAAATAATTTCGGCAACCTTATTTTTTAATTACTCTTCATAATAAAATGTTATACTTTCTTGATAATTATCATTACTCCATACACAATCTATTAAATTGTTATCTATTTTTAATTTTATTTTTCCGCCTACTGCTACGCCAAAATTAAAATATTCATCAGTTTTATCTATTACTTCAACATTATCAAATTCATCTATATAAGCTCCTAGAAAATAAGGGTTGGATAGGTATCCGTTTCCTAAACTATATATACCAACATTATTGTAATCAAAAGAATTTTCTATAAATTCCTTATAAGTGCCTATAAATGTTTCATCTACATCCTCTGTTCTAAATTCATAAATTGTATCATCGCCATTATCATAGATGATATTGTCATAACCAAAACCTGCTTGACTATATTGATAATCTTCTTCTTGTGGCAACTTAACTTCTATACCCTCTGCACTCCAACCTAAAACCGCGTCTGTTTGTGATACATAACCTTTAGTCATTCCATCATCAAATTTAAAAAAACTCATTTTCATTTTTTATCCTTTTTTTAAGATGTCTTTTTAACTTCTTTTTATGTTATAATTATATCAAATTGATACTTAAAATATGCTTAAACTAGTGTTATTTTGATATTATATTTGATTTAATAATGTTTTTATGATATAATTTTGCATTTTAATTAAAAGGTTTTAAAATGACTAAAAAAGATTTTAATAATTATTTAAAAAAGTTAGAATTAAATAAAAAAGATTTGTCTATTTTGTTAAATTTATCTTACAATACTATAAATGGCTGGAATGGAGAAAATAAGCCTTTTCCTACTTGGCTTCAAAATTGGTTTTATTATTATGAAAAGTCTTTAAAATTTGATAAGATAAAAAAACTTTTTAATGATGATATTTTATATTAATAATTTTTTATTGTATATAATTTTAGATCATAATTGATAATATTATTCCGATAATTATTATAGTTTCATAAATTCTAGCTATTTTATTTAATCCTTTTGTTTTTTGTTTTAAAAACATTTTATTCCTTATTTTCTATTTTCCTTTTTAAAACTTTTGCTTTAATTTCTGATAAATAATATTCTTTTTCTAAAATACTTAAATCATTAAAATATTTTAGTAATTCATCTATTTCACTTAAATCTTTATTTTTATCTAAATTATTGTTTTTGTATTCCATTACAATTTTATATAAAAGTGGTTTGTCCCTTTTCCAGTTATATAGTGTTGGTTCTGAAATATTCAGTTTTTCACAAAATTCTTTATTATTCATTGTTTAAGTCTTGACTTCTTTTTAGTTTTTTAGTAAAATAACTTAAACTATTTAAGTAAGTTGACTTTTTAATTAAATAGTTTAATTAAATATTTTAGCTTTTATAAGCTTAAATATCAACTTTAACTTTGGACCACTCCGCCATAAAGTAAAGATATGTAGGGAGATAACAGGAAAAGTTATTATTCGTCTTAATTGATGACAACCTAAGCAAGTTGTAAAACTGTTCTGGGGTGGCTGTAGCTCCGCCCCTTAAATCTAAGCCACAAATTTATAAAAAGGTTTGTTATATGTCTCTTTATTTTGATGATGATGATGAAAAAGAATACTATAAAGATAATTTTGATGCACATCATTTTTTTGATGATTATGAAGATATTTCAGATGAAAGTATTATCGCTAAACATATAACACCTGATTATATTCCTATACCTAAAGAATGGCGAGGTTTTGCAAGAGAATATGATCATTTTTCTGTTTTAGGTATGGAAGATGAATTTTTTGAAAAACATAATACACCTCAAGATTTAGAAAAAGTTGAATGGATAGAAAAAATTAATGACGATAATTTAAAAATTGGTCTTGATTTTTATCGTGAATTTTTTCGTGATACTGAGTTTGATTTTTCTGATGATGATGAATTTATTTGTGATGATGAAGACTAAATTTTTAATAATTTGTCCTAAATATGACATTAAACTATTTAAATTTATTTTTTTTAAAGGAGCTACACTATGTACACTTATTTAATCGGATATTGCGACGAAGTTCGCCCACTAACAAGAGTTGACAAAAAGTCTGGTGAAACAATTAGCACAATTGACGTAACTATTACTTTTGAAAGTAGAGATCAAGACGGCTATTTAATTAAATCAACTGAAACTATATCTTTTGACGCAAATTTAAAGCCAAAATTTGATGCTGTTAAGGGCAAGTATGTTGCTATTCCATATCGTTTTTTAAACACCAGGACGGGCGCTTATATGTTCCCAGATGATAGTTTGGATTTTCAAGTATTTGTTAAAAATCCTTTTATTTCAAAAGAAGTAACTAAGTAGAAAATCGCGGGGGCTTATGCCTTAATGTGAGTAGCAAACCCTCTCCCGCAAATAAATTCTAAAAAGTTTATTATTTTTTTTGTTGGTAAGTTTTTTAGAGTTTTAAAAACTCAATTTCTCAAAAAGGAGTATGAAATGAATAAAGCTAAATCATTTCTACAATCTACAAAAGCTAAAGTTGCAGCTACTGGTGCTGCCTTATTAACAGCAAGTCTTTTAACAGCTGCCGATGCTCCTGTTATTCCAACTGAACCATTAAAAGCAGATTACGCAATGTTTGATTATGTTTTCGCTGGAATTATTGGCGTTTGCTTCATTTTTATGGTTGCTGGTAGAGTTAAGAGATTTATCTTTTAATTTATGGGAGCTTTTTTGCTCCCTTAAAGGCTATATTGTGAAAGAAAATGCTATTTATATACCAGATTTAAATATTTGTATAAAGGATTTTTACGTCAAAAATGGAAAAGTTTACTTTATTGGTTTTGATAATAATACCTCTGTTTCTAGTGCTTCATTACAAAACATTTACTCAAATTATATATACGAATCAAACAATAACATCTGTTATATAAATAAAAATAATTATATTCCAAATTTAGGTATTTATGACTATCAATTTAATTTTTTAATGGGTTTAACTGCTATATTAATAGCTTTTTCTTTTTTAATCGGTTTAGTAATCGTAGGAGCTACAAGATGATTTATGATGTTTTAAATAATGATGTATTTAACTATTTTATGAGTGTTTTTGCTTTATTTTTTGTTCCTATTTTTATGTATGTAGTAGTTCTTTCGTTTGTTAAGTAAATGTTTTAGTTTGAGAAATAAAGTTCATTTTTTTGAGTTTTCGTATATTGATCTTATCCAAGTTAAAAATATTTGATTTAGAAAACTCTATAAAAAAATGAACCGAACAAGAAAAGCGATAGCTCACCTTACTTCGTCGCTTTTCGCAGTTCTTAAAAAAATATGAAAGGCTGAAAAATGATTTTACTTTTGATTATTTTAATTATTTTAAAAATAGTTTTAATTTGTCTTTTGATAGATCTCATTTTGTTTTTAAAAAATAAAGATATTAGGTCTTGTTTTTCAAATTTTCATATTTTAAAAGAGTTGAAAGAAAAGTTTTACAAATGAAACCTATACTTAAATTTATATCTATATTTTTCATATTATTAAATTTCAATCTTTTTGCAGATTGCACAAAGTTTTCAAATGTTGGTCTCAAAGTAGAAATTTTAAAAGTTGATTATCCAGGATTATATAAAAAATATAATTTATCAGGTAAAGATTTTATCTTTATTAAAGATGATAAATGGTTTAAGGCTACTTATTATTCTTCTAGTCAAGGATTTGATGGTAGTAATACTCATCTTTGTGGTGATGATGATAGATCTTTTGATGAAAATTCTTTTTATATATCAGGTTCAATAATGTATTATATTGTTTCTTTTTTAGGAAATTTGAATACTGGCGGAAAACCTGATTCTAGATATAAAGCTTATTCTTATGAATTTTATGTAATCGGATCTATTTCTGATCCTTGTCAAGAAAATGAAGTTTATAATCCTGAAACTAAACAGTGTGAACCTTGCCCTGAGGGTTTCTTTCTTGATCCATACTCTAAAACTTGTAAAAGTAAGCAAGAACGCCCTAAATGGTGTCCTGAACCTATGATTTATAAAGAAAGGCAAGGAAATTGGAAAACCGAGGGTCATAGGACAATTAAAGAATGTTTACCAGATCCTAATATTAATGAAGATGAATGTAAGCAAAGAGGTATGAAATATCACGGACCTTGTGCCGATTTGTACGGTGCTGAATTAAATGCTTGTTTAAAATATCCAACTGGGTGTTATGCTAATGAAACATCTAAGCATTTTGGAGCACAAGAGCAGTTAGACAATGATCTGTTTTCTTGGAGTGGTTTTATGTTTCCACTTCCTATTGATGCTATAAAAAATGGCTGGAATGCTTTATCTGATTTTATGAAAGGTCTTTTTAGATCTCCAAATCCTAACACTCCAAATCCAAATTTATTAGAGTTTCGCCCTCAAATAGTTGATATGAGAGCTACAAAAAATGGACCTGAGCCGATTTTTGATTTAAAGCCTATTAATGATAGTGATATTTTTACAAATCATATTTTTAAAAATACTGGTAAAACTGATCTAAATAAAATTAAAGACATTCCTACATCAGTTGATAAAACTCCTCAAAAAATTGTAGATATTTCACCTAATTTAAAAAGATTTGATTTTCCTAATGACGGTTCTATTTCAAAAATGCAAAATAATCAACTTGTTGCCGCAAAAATGAAAGATTTAAGTAAACCTATTCCTACAAAAGAAATAACTATGCCAAATGTAAATAAAGAAATAAATTTAAATTATGATCTAAATTCTATGTTGAAAGATAATCCTACTAAAAATTTACCTATGGTAATAAAACAAACCTCTAAAAATGGAAATAAAATTAATTATAAAGGCGTTATTACAACTCCAGATAATAGTGTTATAAATGTTGATATAAAGGAAACTGATGTTAGCAATGGTTCAAAAGTTCAAGATATAGATCTAAGTTTTGATTATGATACGCCAAGCGGAAAAAAGAAATTTAATACTGGTTACATTATAACTATTGATAACAGTGGAAAAGTTGTTAATAATATTAATAAGCCTAGTACGGTTACAGATCCCTCAACTGGTAACACTAATTTAAACAATAATAATCAAACTCCAGCACCTGCAAATGATCCAGATTTAAGTTCTTTAGAAAATGCAATAAATCGCACTAATTCAAAGCTTGATAACATTGATAATAAACTATCTAATACTAATTCTAAACTTGACAATATAAGCAATAAATTAGATCGCACTAATTCTAAGCTTGATGATATAAATAAAAATGTATCTGATATAAAAGCGGAGCAAAAAGCACAATGGGAGTATAAGCCTAATGTTGATACTGCTACATCTTTTTCAGCTTTAAAAACTGCTATGTCTAATTTAGATGTTTCAATAAATGACGCTTTTAATTTTTTAAATGGTGTAAAAGATGATATCAATAGTTTAATGAATGATTTTGATAATGCTTTAGATGTCTTTAAGGGTGGTATTGATGAACCTAAAATTCCTAATGGTATATGTCCTTTTAAAATTAGTGGTCCAGCTCCAGGAAGTGGAAAAACTAATATTTTTGAGATAGATCCTTGTAGGTTGGTAAGTCCTTATAAATCAATTCTTACTATATTTTTTACATTTTGGTTTAGCTTTGAAATTATTATGTTTTCTTTGAAATATCTTTTTAAGGTAGGGGGTAATTCTTAATGAAGTGGCTAATAAATTCTATTGGTGGTTTTATAGTTTTAGCCATTGAATGGCTTGTAAAAAAAGTAGGTATTAAAGTTACAATTTTAGCCTTTATTATTCCTATTTATGCTTCTTTTATTGTTTTTATGATCGCTTTTGTTGGATATGCTATTTTGTTTATGATGAAAATTTGGAATTTAATAAAAGAATATTTTCCTAAGGCTTTTGATTATAGTTCTGCTAGTGGTAGTTTTGCTGGTCTTTCAAGTCATACTATTACAAGCTCTACAATGGCTTTTTTACATGAAAGTGGTTTAGCTTTAGCTTTTTCTAATGCTATGAATTTATTTTTGTCAATTCTTAGTTTATATTTTGCTTTACAGCTTTATAAAGTGATTATGTATGTTAGAAAAAATATCAATGACATAATTACAAGCTTATTAAATTTGATGAGTAGATAAAAATGTTAACTTTACTTTTAGGACCGCCAAGAAGTGGAAAAACTTACAAAGCTGTAAATGATATTTATGAGGAATATTTAAAATTTAAGAAAAAAGAAAATAAATACAGATTTATTTATACAAATATTGTAGGTTTAAAATTTGATGAATTTGAGGGATATGTTAAGCCTTTTAATAAAACTGATTTTTTTAATGCAACTATTGAAGAAAGTGTTTTAAACTCTCAACACGAAAGCGGTTTTTTAGGCGATATAGTTGATTATGATAAATTTGCCTATGAAAAAGGAATTTATAAAAACTATCATCACACTTTAATTGTTTTAGATGAGGCTTATAATACTTTTACAAAAGAATTTAATAATTCTTTAGGTAGATTTTTGAGTTATCACGGTCATTTTGGTATTGATGTAGTTTTTCTTTTACAATCTCGCCGTCAAACAAATAGGGAGTATTTAGTTCATACAGAATTAATGTATATGGCTCAACCAAGTGGTAAAAGAATACTTTCAAGGCTTTTTAGATATAAAGTCTATTCAACTTATTTAGATTATCAAAAAAATTATATAAAATCAGAAAATTTAAGATTTAATCCTAAAATTTCAAATCTTTATAATAGCGGTTCAACTAAGATTTATAAAAGCTATGCAACTGGTAAAATTGTATTTTTACTTTTAATTATTTTTATTTCGTATTTTGGTTATAAGTTTTTAAAACCTAAACCAGCTAAACAAGAAACTATTATTTCTGATGAACGATTTAAAGATATTAATCAAACTAATCAAGGTGTAAAAGAACCGCAATTAATTCAAAATAGTGATCTAAATTTAGATCTTAATACAACAATTTTCAATGATAAAAGAACTTATTTAAAGATAACTTGCTATTCGCATTTTTGTAAATTTAGAAATTATAGTTTAGATTTGTCTTTAAATAGTTTTTTAGAATTAATTTCTAGTTTTGATTGTTATATTTTTTTAAAAGATGAGAAATCAGTAAATTATGCTGATTATTACTTATCTTGTCCTTTAGACTTTTCTAAAGTTATTTCTAATATTAATGATTTACAGGAGGTTTGCGATGAAAATAAAGGTAGTTTTAATACTTTTAGTTTTAAATAGTTTTTTATATTCTTTAGAATTTAGAACTATTAAATTCAGTGATTTTTTAGGTGAGATTAGCGGAATTACTGGTAAAAATATTGTGATTAGTGGTGAAATTAATACTAATTTTGATGTATTTTTGCCTACTCTTGATCTTACAAAAATTGAAGTTTTGGATGGATTATTAAAAGATATTTTAAAGGTTAATGGTCTTGATTATATGCTTCAAGATAGTGTTATTTTGATTTATAATCCAACTATTGAAGAAAATCCTATTTTAAATGATTATATTATAAAATTTAAGCATATTTCTAAAGATGATGTTATAAGTGCTTTAAATTTATTTAATGAAAATATTAAATTTAGTGTTTATTCTGATCGTGTTTTATTGATCACTACCGAAAGTCAATTTAAAACTATTGAAAGCCTTATAAAAGGACTTGATACAAGTTATCAGTTGAGACAACTTAGTTTTACAATTATAAGCACAGATAATTCAAAGTTAAAAGAAATTGGACCTAAAATAGAAGCTGTTTTAAATCCATTAGACCATTTTTATTTTAAGATAATTACAAATATTTTAACAGTTGATAGCACGAGTATAAAAAAAGATAGTGTTACAAGCTTGATAAATCTTTTGAAAGAAAACGGCGTTTCTGATTTGCTTTATAATCCTAGAGTTACACTTATAGATAATAAAGATAGTGTTATAGAAAGTGTAATTAAAACTCCTATTAAAAAATCACGTGTTGAAGTGCAAAATAATCAAACTGTAACAAGCGATGAAGTAGAGTATAAAGATGTAGGGCTTAGGCTTAATATAAGTAGTGTATTAATCACAAATGATAGTGTTAGTTTTAGTCTTGATCTTTATATTGAAAATTTACTAGATGATACAGATACGCCTAGAATTTCAAGTAGACATTTAAAGACAAATGTTTTTTTAACTGATAGTAATTCTTTTCTTATTGGTGGTATAAATTCAAAAGAAGTTATAACAAATGTAAAATCAATCCCTTTTATTGAAAATATACCTATTTTAGGTGATATAACAACCTATAAAAGCACAAAAATAAACGATTATAGTTTTAGTATTTTTATTACAATGTTACCAACTACAAATGAAGTAATGGTTTTTCCTTGCTATTTAGAAAATACACCTTTAAAAAGTTGTCCTAATGGTTATTTTAAAAGCACGCACGAACCGCGAAAGGGGTCCCCGCTTGCGGGGAATGGCGGGCGTGCTCTTGGCTATATATAATATAAGTGTGTAACCTAAGGTTTGAAAATGTATGGTATTACTGATTTTGATAAAAATCTCTTAAAATTAAAGCTAAAAAATCAAAAAAAGTTTTTAGATGAGAATTTTTTATTTATTAATGGCGAGTATAAACCTTATAGTGATTTTTATTTTTCATCGTGGCATAATTCTAATCGCTACATTGCAGAACTTAACAACCGTGTATCAAGTCTTAATAAATACGCTAATAAAAAAGGTTTAAAGCCTATTTTTGCTGTTTTAACTTTACCTACGGAGTATCATCAAAAAAAGCAAATTACTTTAAAAAGCGGTAGAAAAAAGCTAGTTTATAATAATAAATTTATTGATGATGAAAATCATACTGTAAAAGCTGGAGCTAATAAGCTTCAAAACGTAGTTAGAAGTATAATGAATTCTTTACATTTTAGAAAAATACCAAAAAATGAAAGATGTTATATAACCACTAAAGAACCACATTTAGACGGAACTTGCCATTTAAATTTACTTGTTTTTGTCCCTGAAAAATATGTATATGATTGTGTTTTAGCTATTAAATCAAGATTTTTAGATACTCATTCAAAAGTTACAATAGATATTAAAAATCCAACTGCTTATGTTATGAAATATATTTTTAAAACACTTGATGATTTAAGAAAAAATCCAAGTGTTGATAATTTAACTGATATTACATTTTGGTATTTAAAACATAGAATTAGGCGTTTTACAATGTCTTTAACTTTTATTTCCCTTGAAATTTATAGGAAATTAAGTGGTCGAATTGATTTAATAAGTTTAACTAAAAATTATAATAAAGGCTTAATTACTGTTTTAATTGATGAAAATAATAAACCTATTGTAATATTTGATGAATTCGGTGAAATATGGCAAAAAAAGAGAGTAAAAGAGCCTATTTTATTAAGTCAAAGACTTAAGCCAACTAAACCAAGCAAAAAAGATGAGATTTATTATAAATCTGTAAATAGAAATATGGCAATGAGTAAAAAAGAACTTCAGCATTTTTATAGGTATGATAGTCCAAAAGATAAAAATTATTATACTATGACTGATTTAGAAATTACACAAGAGTATTTTTACGCTACAAATCCACAAAGTGATTTTAATAACCCTTTAAAATTAGCTATTTTAGAAAATGAGATGTTAGATCGTGGCTTAGATAATTTTACTAAAAATCAAGAAATTCATAATCTTAATAATTCTGATGAGCTTTATTATGATTTTATAGATCAGGAAAAAATGTTTTTGGATTTTTAAAAATGAAATTTAGTTACTATTCTGATTTATATTTAAAATTAGGTAAAGATTATTGGAAGAATTCTACTTTTGAAAAAAATAAAGGTATTGTTAAAAATAGATTATCTTTTTTTAAAGATATGCCTATTAAAGATATTAAACCTAGTTTAATTAAACTTTGGCTTAATAATATTGATGATGTAAGTAATAAGAGTAAAAAGCATTATTTAAATTCTTTATCTTTAATTTTTCAACTTGCCCTGGAAGATGAAGAAATTAATAAAAATCCTATAATTTTTATTAAAAAACTTCATCATAAAACACCAAGAATAGAACCTTTTTCAAATGATGAAGTAATTAAAATTTTAAGATATTCAACTAAATTTAACGATAAATATCAATTATTTTTAAAAATAGGTTTTTATACTGGTATGCGAACAGGTGAGATATTGTCTTTAAAATTTAATGAAGTTGATTTAAAAAATAAAGTTATTTATATTAATTCAACTAGATCAAGATTTGGCGAAAATTCACCTAAAACAATTTATTCTATTAGAACAATACCAATTATAAATTTACTTTATGATAGTTTAAAATCTTATATGCAAAATTATCAAAATAATATTTATCTTTTACAAACTCAATATGATGAACCTTATAGAGATACACAGGTATTTACTAAAAGATTTTGGAAACCTACTTTAAAAGCTCTTAATATAGATTATCGTAGACTTTATAATATGCGTCATACTTATGCTACAAATATGCTTTATCAAAATATTGTTACACCTGTTGAACTTGCTAAGTTACTAGGTCATTCAAATCCTAAAATGATTTATGATGTTTATGTAAATTATCTTAATTCAAACTTAAAAGATTTTAATAGAGAAATTCAAATTTACTAAACGATACACAAAGGGTTTTTAAAAATGTGATTAAATCTTTATAAATTCCCTATAATAGGGACTAAATGGCGGACAGAGAGGGATTTGAAC